TCCCAAATTGTAGATTCCTTTCTTCCTGTGTACCATTGATGTTTCCCTTTTTTCTTCCAACCGAAGAGGCAAGGTTCGTGCTGCCATTGGTAAGGAGAGCGACCAAGAACAATGGACTGCTTTTTCCAAATGCAAGTCCCTGAAAGATAGAAGCCGGCATCGTAGAAAGCCTTTCTGAAATTAAGACCTTCTGTATCCGCATGAAATACATAAATAGATGCATCATCAGCCATCGCGGACTCCGTATTAACAAAGGCATCAAGAAGAAAATTATAGAACTTCTCATTATCCATGTTGTCGTTCTTGATTTTTCCGGCAGAGCCTTCATAGTTCACATTATACGGAGGGTCTGTTATAACAAGGTTTGCTTTCACACCTCTCATAAGAGATTCAAAGGTTTCAGCCTTTGTGCTGTCACCACAGATAAGTGTATGCTTACCAAGTGTCCAACGGTCACCGCTTTTTGAGAAGGGCGGTTTTTCAAGTTCAGCATTAACGTCAAAGTCATCTTCTTTGATACCTTCTTTGAGAGTGTCTTTGAAAAGAGCATCGATTTCAGCTGGGTCAAAACCCGTAAGTGAAACATCGAAGTCTGCGCCTTGCAGATCTGAAATAAGAAGAGCAAGTTTGTCTTTGTCCCAATCACCGCTTATTTTGTTAAGGGCAACATTGAGAGCCTTTTCCTTTTCTTCTGAAAGTTCAACAACTACACAATCGACTTCGGCGTATCCCATATCAATTAAGACCTTGAGTCTTTGGTGTCCACCAACAACTCTGCCTGTAGTCTTATTCCAAATAACGGGTTCTACATATCCGAACTGTTCAATGGAGCGTTTAAGCTTTTCGTATTCAAGGTCTCCGGGCTTCAGATCCTTACGAGGGTTATAGTCCGCGGGAAGAAGGTCTACTGTGTTTTTCTTTTCAATTAACATACAAGCCCCCACTCGGCAAATGCCTCAAACCCACCAACGGATTTGATGTATGCTCTTGCCGTTTCTACGATTTCATCGTAAGGAATACCATCAACACTATCATCTCCGATAGCACAGCAAAGTTCTACAGCTTCACCCGTTTCCTGTGCTTTCAGAAAAGCATAGATATTTACAGATACATCGGCTTTTGATAAATCTTTACCATGAAGACCTCCGCCTGTAACACTATCTGCCATATCGCTACCGAGTTTTCTGTTTGTGGCCCCGGTATCAACATCAGTCCCACCTGTCCAGTCACCGATAGGGTTGATTTCAGCTCCTTCATAGCTTTTGCGAAGAGCGTCTGCTTTTGCATTGCTTTGGCAGATGATAAGTCTTGCACCGTCAATGATGTATTTACCATCGCAGGGATACTCACTATAAATATCCTTTGCGATTTCAACGAGTGTTTTCTGTTCTGCTGTCATAGGCACACCCTTAAAGATGCCGTTATCACCACAACGAACAATACCTTCTTGGTTCTTTGCAAGATGTTCATCCTGCGGAGTGATTGCAATGTTGCACATGAGATGTGTGCCGCCGATTCTGTTGATTGCTTTTGCAACATCGGTTTTGTCAATCGGTGCAGAGGTTTCTATAATCGCATGACAAACGCCGTGTCCAATTAACACCTCAGCCGCAACCTTCGGATTTTCTTGAGCATTGTATGCTAAATCAACAATTGCTCCTGCAATTCTGTCTGCCACCTTGTCCGGGTGACTCGGATTTACTTTTTCAAACATATTAAAACCCCTTTCGTTGATGTAGTAGTCGTTCCAAATCATCATTCGGATTAGCACCCGAAAAATCTACGGAACAGTTTTCTTTTACAATTTGCATTATGTTGTCCCATTGTCTGCTCGCTTGGTTCATATAGTTGATGCCAATGTTTATGAACGGTGAAGTGATAGGCTTCCCGGTTGTAGGATGCTTTGATAAAAAACCGAGCTCGTTTGTCATTTCCTCACACTGCAACCAACGGGCTACACACATGGCATAACGCTCGATTGTTTGTGGTGATACGAAACTTGAACAGCCGATTGAATTCAGCCAGTTCCATGTATCTTCATAGATTTGTTTGGCTTTAAGTTCCGTTCCGTCTCTTTGTTTTGCTCCAAGCAGTTCGTTTGGTTTTGGCATTTTCATTCCTTCAACTTCAGGTATATCCAACATCGTCAGCTTGCGACCACCGGGGTTGCCGTTTTGTGCCTTTTCAAGATTTGATTTTGGCTTCCGACCAGCGCCCGGACGCTTACCACCACGTCCACCTGTGTTGTTTGATTTTGTAGCCACTTTTTCACCGCCTTTCTGTTTTTTGCCTATTACCCTTTTGATTTCGCATTTTTTTTACACGAAGGGAGGCGCCCGTTCTCCAAAAAATTAGCTGTAGAGATATAGACCCCCCTGTAAGGTAGCGGAAATATACGATATATTTTAAAAGCTCAAAGGCAAGACCGCTTTCCCCATCTGTCCCCGTCACGAGCGGTAATCTCTGAATGACAGGACTTACAAAGAGACATAAGATTATCTGCGTTGTGGGTTCCGCCACGAGAGAGGGGGAGGATGTGATGCACTTCTTCGGTTGGAGTTATCTTACCGTGCTTCAAACACACCACGCAAAGGGGATGCAGAGCTATGTGTCTGTCACGGATGCGTTTCCAAACTCTGCCATATCTGCTTTTTGTGTTTGGGTCACGACGGTATTTTTCATAGTGTTTGTTCTCAATACGCTGATGTTCTTCACAGAACCTTCCGTCTGTCAGTTTGGGGCATCCGGGATGCGAACACGGACGTTTGGGTTTCATAGGCATAAAAACATCTCCTTTCAGGCAAAAGAAAAACCTCCGCAGTTTCCTGCGAAGGCTTATCTATATCTTTTCACAATACCATTATATCACACTTAAAAACAAATTGCATCCAAAAAATTACTCAATTTTCAGAAGTTGGAAGCTTTTATATATCTTTTCACAATACCATTATATCACAGTTAAAACAAAATTGCATCCACTCAATTACTCAATTTTCAGAAGTTGGAAGCTTTTATATATTCTTTCACAATACCATTATACCATACTTAAAACCAAATTGCATCCACTTAATTACTCAATTTACGCACCGTACAAAAGAAGCATTAAATGATTCAATGCACGGTTCTTCTTGTTATATGCCGAGGAACGCTCTATCTTAAGACGTTCGCATATATCATCAATTACATTTGTCATTTTCATTCCGTCATTCCAGTAATAGGACTTCAGAACAAATTGTTCATCTTCGGAAAGCTGCTCCCAGGCAGGAGTAAACCATTTCATATACTCCAAAGCGTGTTCGTGACGGAGTTCGATTAAATTGATTTTATCAAGAGCGGAAATGATGCGGTTCTCATTTGATTTTGGATTGTGAGGACCCTTGGGCATATCCGAAAGAATAGGACTGCCGATGGTCTCTAAGTCTGAATGTGTATTTTTTATAAACTCATCCTTGGATTGTATAATATACTCCATAGTCGGATAATCTTTAATTGCTTTGATGACTGCACCTCTTACGTCTAAATAATGCCACATAATATTCATAATAGTTACCTCCGAAAAATATAGAATTTATCCTTGAGGCAATGCAGCATTGTTTCAATGTATCGTTGTTAAGCGTTGTTTAAAATGTTTTTTACTTCGTCAACGGAGCGAACCACATAGGCTTGTCCGCCACAGCGTATGATTTTCTTTATGGTTGCGTCTTGCAGAGCAGTTGTTTTGCCTTTAGGTGTTTTCACCTCAAAGGCTATGAATCTCCCATGGTAGCAACAAATTATGTCGGGTATTCCGGCTGTGCCGTACATACCGCCATGCTCCTTCCAGGCAAAGCAGCCAGGCAGAGCTTTTATGTACTTCATAATTGCATTTACTATGTCTTTTTCCAACATACGTCAAATGACCTCCTTAATGTGTAAGATAAAAAGCTTGTATTATCAAGGGATTTGACACTACTGACACTTAAATTGCATTTTCATCTATATTATATTTAAAAATATATGTATATGTAAAATAATAATATATATATAATATATAATAATATAATATAGGATTTTGGTGTCAGAAGTGTCAAAGTGTCATATGCACATGAGTCTTCATCAGTGAAAATAAAGACTCTATGGCATTAATCACATAATTCTGATATTTTGATTCCGTTTAAAATTCTGCGTTTCCCCAATGTGTCAACACCTCTGGTAACTTCGGGATAGCTTGCAGTGATTTGCTGAACAAACATTTTCTGTGAATATGGTTTAAGCCCACATTCTTCACAGTAGTTTTTGTATGCATTGAACAGCTCTGTGCTGCTTACATGGTATTTCGCATTGATTTCACAGTTTTCTTTGACAAAAGAGAGCACAGAATCACTGTCCTCACGGTATTGCTGAAGCTCTGCACGGTTTACCTCTGTTTCAGAGAATACATAGTTGTTCTTCATTAAGCGTTTAAGCCCCTCAAGAGCAAAGAGGAATATTCCATCGGCTTCCATACGGAATTTGTTAATCAGTTCAGGGTCACGCTTTGATGCAGGGACTGCATTGTTAAAACGCATGATGATAAGTCTTCTGTAAAAGCCTTCAGAACGGTCGCCATAGTTTTTAGGAATACTGTTACAGGAGAAGAGCATCCTTGCACTCGACTGGAATGAGAATGGGTTCTTGTTTTTCTTTTCCACCGTGATATAGTCCTCACCTACCAGAGCTTTGAAGATGCCGTTGTCATCAATGTTTTTTGTAGGCAGGTCAGCGAAAATATTCGCCAGTTTCCCAAAAAGCTCTGCCGTCTTGAATCTTTCGTTGAG